CCTCTTCTTTCTCTCCCCGAAGGCATCGGAGGGGGCCGGCGACTTCGATTGGTGGGGTAATGCCGAACAACCTTACGGCCGCGCAGACCGGCGACCGAGTCAAAGCGCTCGAGACCTTACGCGACACGCTCGCCGCCCAGATCGACACGACTGAAGCCAATGTCCACGCACAGCTCGCCGCCCAGTATCGGGCGACGCTCGCAGAGTTGGCCGAGATTGCCGGGACACTGACGAAGCCGAAGGGCAGCCTTGACGAACTCAAGCACCGTCGCGAGGGTCGGCGCACAACGTCCAACGCATCTGCTAACGCCTGACGGCGACTTCGACTTCACAGACGGCGACGTAGCTATCGAGCTTGCCGCATCGCTTGGCCTTCACTTGCTGGACTGGCAGTGTTGGCTTGTCCGCTGGATCTTAGCCGTAGACGAGAACGGTATCCCGGCGTGCAACACGGTCATCCTGGTTGTTCCGAGGCAGTGCGGAAAGGGCGCCATCCTTGAAGCGCTTGAGTTGTTCTGGCTGATCGTTGCCGGCATCCCGACCGTGATTCACACGGCGCATGAAGCGGACACCGCCGCCGGTCATATGGAGCGCATCGAGTCGCTGACCGCTGACCCCGATATTGACCTTCCGAAGCTCCACACGTACAAGGCGAACGGCAAGGAACGCACCAAGAACCTCGACGACAAACTTGTATTACAGTACCGCACCCGCACGAAGGCCACGAAGCGCGGCGCATCGCCGCAACGTGTTGTCTTGGACGAGTCGCAGGAACTGCAAGACGCCCATCTTGCGGCACTTGTTCCAGCTATGGCTGCTCAGTCAATGAGCCCGGACAAGCTCCCGCAGTTGATCTATACCGGCTCCGCGCCGCTGGCACATTCCGAGTACATGCACCGGTTGCTTGACAAGGTGATCCGCACCCGGCCGGCGAAGACGCTGCTGGCGATGTGGGCTTGCGAGCCCGACGACGACCCGGAAGACGTTGACAATTGGTACAAGTCGAATCCGTCGCTCGGCATTCTGATCTCAGAAGAATGGGTGAGGGACACAGAGTTCCTTGTTATGTCACCGTCAGACTTCGCGGCCGAACGTCTCGGCATACCGGTCAAGCCGGTTGATAAGAGCGCAGGCCACGGCCTCATTGATCTCGACGTGTGGACCGCGCTGGCTCGCGTCAACGTTGAGTATGACCATTCGACAGTGTCGCTTGCGTGCGTCGTTGCCTATGACCGTTCGTGGACTTCGATCGTTGCGGTCGGTTTGGCGCCTGATGGTTTTGAGCAGGCGAAGCTAGTCGCCACTCGGCCAGGTACTCAATGGGCCGCTGAGCGTGTCCGTGAGTTGTGCCAGGAACTCGGCGGCAAGCCGGTCGCAATGGTCAAAGATGAACCGCTTATCGACGACATGATCGCTCTGGGCGTGACGGTTGTTCCAGTGTCTGGTGCCGATCAAGCTAAGTCTTCGCAGAAGCTCATTGACGCATGTTCCGGCGAAGCTCCAACACTCCGCCACCGTGGGGAACCGGCGCTAACGAAGGCGCTTGAGCTGGCCGCCACGAAGCCTTACGGCGACGGCAACACTGACTTCAGTAGCCGGGCATCGAACGGTGACATCTCGCCACTTAAAGCACTTTCGCTCGCCTACGGCCGGCTCGGTGCTGAACAAGCTTTAGGCGATCCGCTCGCCGCCATTCTTGCCTGATTAGGAGGCCAACATGCCGAGTCTTTCGACGTTCGTGCAACTTGCTGGGGGCTGTGTCTTTGTTGGCGGCTGCTTCGTTCTGACGGTATGGCTTGGCCTTATCGTGGGCGGCGCGCTGCTCATGCTTACCGCTGAGGCAATGGAGCGCACATCGTGACGTTGGGCTCTTCGTTTCAGAAGCGGTCGATCTCGCATCAGGATGTGTTCGGTTCTGGCGGCAATTGGTCTGACGTGTCGGGCGGTTCTGCCACCGTCTCCAAGCAGCTCGCTATCACCTCGACGCTTGCGTGTGTCGACATCAAGGCGGCGTCGATCATGTCGATGCCGCTTCACGAGTACACGCCGTTAGGTGATGGCCGGACGAAGGTCACGAAGTCGGCAATCCTCGATTCGCCGTCGGAAGTGTTCAGTCCTGAGGAATGGCTTTACGCCTGCTCGGCGTCGCTGTCGTTGTGGGATGAGGCGATCGGCTTTATCACCGCGTCTGCTCGTGGCGGCTGGGCGACCAAGCTCGAATGGTTGAACCCTGACGACGTATCGAAAGAGAAGTTTCAGGGCCGGGTCAAGTACGGCTACGCCGGCAAGTTGCATGAGAAGTGGCCGCTTGGCCCGATTGTGCATATCCGTCGTCGTCCGCTGCCTGGTTCTCTTGGTGGTGGTGCGTCGATCGGTAAGGCGCTGGATCAGTTGGTCACGTTGGGCACGGAGGGCGCTAAGGCGCAGGTTGCTTCATATCTGGCTGGTGGCCTACCGCTCGCCCACCTTGAGTGGGAGGGGCAGCTTGACAGTGAGCAGGCCAAAGCGACAGCGGACCGTTACGAAACGTCTCGTCGTACAAATCCGGGCCGACCATTCACGACCGGCAAGGGTTGGAAGTTGACACCCATTTCCCGCGGTGACGCCACTTCCGACATGGTTGCGATGCGTGAGCGGATCGCAACAGAGATCGCGGTGGCGCACGGTGTGCCGCCCGAGCTTGTTGGTGGTTCTACCGGCAGTTCGATGACGTACAGCACGCTTGAGGGCGTGACGCGTTCGCTTGAGGTGCGTGCGTTGTATCCGGTTTATGTCGCGATGGAGCGGACGTTCTCACGGAACCTGCTGCCCGGTGATCGTTTCTGCAAGTTCAACGCCGACGCAACTGTCCGTACATCACTTGCCGACCGTTACAAGGCGCACGACACAGCTATCCGCGCCGGTATGGCGTCGCCTGATGAGCGTCGAGCGCTTGAGGACGAGGCACCAATCCCGAATGGCGCAGGCGACGTGTACTTGTGGCCGCCATACGCAACGACACCGACCCCTTCGGAGGTTCAGCAATGATCGACACACTCACGACCCGCCGCGGAATCGTTGAAGCTGGCACGCCGGCGCCCGGCTACGCCTATCGCGCTGAGGGCGTCAAAGTCCAGATGAGGGCCGCAGGTGACGGTGAGTCCACTATCACGGCGTACGCGGCCGTGTGGAACCGTTACAGCCAGAACCTCGGCGGCTTCGTTGAGCAGCTCGACCCCGACGCTTTCACCGAGTCGTTGCAGGACGACGACCAGATCGCAAGCTACAACCACGATTACGGCGCACTGCTCGGTCGTCGTTCGGCTGGCACGCTGATCGTTGAGGCCGACGAGTTCGGGCTACGCTACGACATCCCGTTTGATGGCGCCGACCCTGACCATGTTCGGGTGAAGCGCAAGATTGAGCGCGGCGATCTTCGCGGCTCTTCGTTCACGATGCGGACATCGCCTGACGGTGAGGATCTCACATACACCGACGAGGGCACTCTTCTCGTCACGGTGAAACGGGCCAGCATTATTGAGGTGGCTCCGGTGGTCTGGCCGGCGTACCTGTCGACCGAGGGCGAGGGCGCTGCTGTTGCTCTCCGGTCGTTGATGGATCGGCACCCTGATGCCGTCGCCGAAGTTCTCGAGCGCATGACTGACCCGGTCGTCCGCGCCGCCCTATTCGCCACTGCTGCCGACGCACCAATCGCCGAACGCAGTGTCTCGCTGAGCTGGGCGCGTTTGCGTCTCGCTGAGCTGAATGCCTGATTGACGGGACCAAACCCGCAGGCGCAACCCACAACACTTCTAGTTGTCCAGAAAGGGCACACCATGAGCGATCTGCTCAAGAATCTCAAGGGTAAGCGCGACGGCCTCGTGGCCGAAATGCGGACCCACCTCGAAGATGCCGAGAAGCGCGACGACGGCCCCGGCGCCGAAGATGACGCCAAGCTCCGCGCGTACGACACCGATATCGCTTCACTCGATCAGCGCATGTCCGACATCGCCGCCACGCTCAAGCGTGCCGACGAAGTCGATCCCGACGTACATCGTGCACTGGATGCCATGACGGCACCGGATACCCGCTCGGATGCTCCGACTGACGCAGTCCTGCTTCGCGACTTCTTGGACGGCAAAACCCGTTCTGTGTCGTTCAAGGGTGGCGCTGTTCAGCGTGACCTGTCGAAGGCCACGGCTGGCGCTGGCGGCGCCACTGTCCCGACGTCGTTCTACGACCAGCTGCAGGCCCACCTGATCGAAGTATCGGGCGTGCTCCAGGCTGGCCCGACGCTTCTTCGTACCAGCTCAGGCGAAGAGATCCAGGTGCCGGCGACGACCGGTCACAGCTCGGCGGCTCTCACCGCTGAGAAGGCTGCAATCTCCGAGTCTGATCCGGCGTTCGCTTCGCGTTCGCTGCCGGTCTACAAGTACGCCACGCTGATTCAGGTGTCGAGCGAACTGCTCACCGATACCGGTATCGACCTGACTGGCTACCTTGCCATGCAGGCCGGTCGCGCTGTCGGCAATGCGTGGGGTGCACACCTCACCGCCGGTACGGGTACGGCTCAGCCGCAAGGTGTCGCTACTGCGGCATCCGCTGGCGTGACCGGATCAGCGACGGTGTTCGTCCCGACGAGCGACAACCTGATCGACCTGTACCACAGCGTCATTTCGCCGTATCGCAATTCGGCGTCGTGTGGCTGGCTGCTGGCTGACAGCAACGTTGCTGCCATCCGCAAGATCAAGGACGGCGACAATCAGTACATCTGGCAGCCCGGCCTTGTTGCTGGCGCACCGGACGTTCTGCTCGGCAAGCCGGTCTACGTCGATGTCAGCATGGCGGCTGCTGCCGCCGATGCAAAGACGGTCCTGTTCGGTGACTTCTCGACTTACTTCGCCCGTCAGGTGAACGAGGTTCGTTTCGAGTCGTCGACTGACTTCGCGTTCAACACCGACATGACGACGTTCCGTTGCGTCGTGCGCGGTGGCGGCGTGCAGGCTGACACGACGGGCGCCATCAAGGCGTACGTCGCAGGCGCAGCTTCCTGACCTGATTGAACGGGGCGCGGCCATCTTCGGTCGCGCCCCGTTCGTAAGGCCCGTCACACCGAACATCAAGGAGGCGTAATGCCGAAAGTAACAATGACCCGCCAGATCAGCGGCACCCGCAACGGGCAGTCGTGGCCGAATCCTGGCGACTCGATCGACCTGCCCGCCGCCGAAGCCGAAGGCCTCGTGTCTCTCGGCATGGCGACACGCAACGACGAGGCACCGACGCCCCGTCCAGAGACACGCACGGCCGAGCCGACCCGCTCCGCTGTGCACCCGCCACGCAAGCCCACAAAGCCCGCTACGGCCCGCAAGTAACGGAAGGGGAGCGTCATGGCGTATTGCACTGCAAACGAAGTAATCGAACGGATGGGCGAAGCAACAGTCGGCGCGGCGCTCCTCGGCCGTGTTACTGACTCGATCGAAGCGGCAACCGTCGCTATCGACAACGACACCGGCCGGACGTTCTTACCCGTAACAGCAACCAAGATATTCGGTGTTGGTGGCTACAGCCTCGAGGTGCCCGACCTCATCAGTGTCACGACGTTGAAACTTGACGACGACGACGACGGCACGTTCGAGACAACGATTACAGCCAGCGAATATGAACTCGACGCCTACCACCAGATTGCAGACGGTTGGCCGTACGACACGCTCCGAATGCTCGACCGCGAGTTTCCGCACGGTGGCCGTCGTCGCCGTCGCATTGAGATCGTCGGTTCTTGGGGTTTCGCTGCCGTGCCTTCACCGATCAATCAGGCATGTTCGCTGCTTGCTGCACAGTTGGCGCAGCGTGCAACGTCGGCACTGTTCGGCGTCCAGTCGTTCGGTGATCTTGGGGCGCAAGGCATCCGCACCACCGACCCGCAATACATGAAGCTGATCGGCACATACTCGAAGCCGGCGTTTGCATGACGACGCCGGCTGAACATATCGCCAACGCGATCGCTGCAGCGTGCGACGTCGAGCATGCGCTCCCGTATCGCCCGCCGAGCTTCGCGGCGAAGTCGGCTTTCGTTGCACCCGCTGAGTCGTATATGACGCTCAGTGAAACCTTCGGTGAGATCTCAATCGGCCTTGACGTCTGGATACTCGCGAGCACCGTCGACATGTTGACGTCTCAGGCCTGGATTGAGGCTCAAGCGCTGATTCTAATTAGGGCCGCACCGATTGACATTGGCGGCGACGAGGTCACTGTCAGCGGCGTTAGTGATGTCGGTTTGTCCTCCTTCCCAGACGGCACGACCTATCTCGTTTGCCGCATTTCTTACACCAGATATTCGATCGTATGAAAGGCACACCAATGAGCAAGTCACCCGTTTATGAGGCGCAGGCCGATCTTCAGTGGTGCGGCCAATCGTTTTCCGCAGGCGACGAGGTGACCGGCGACGCGCTGGCTGCCCTGTTGCCGTACGGCGACCGTTTCGCCGCTCTCCGTAAGCCCGCACCAGTCGCAACACCAACCCCGAAGGCCTCAGGCCCGACCACAGAGAAGGAGGCCTGACATGGCCGGATACAGGATTATTACCCCGAAAATCTCAATCAACGGAACCGACGTCAAAGCGATGTCGAAGACTGTCAGCGTCACGCCTGGCGACGACCTGAACTTCGTTGAGAAGGAATGGACCTGCTCGATTGACGTGGAGCTCGCTTACGGTTCCGGTCTGTCGCACACCGTCATTTCGGCTTTGCGTGACACGGTGGTTGAGATCATCATCGCCCCGACGAATGCTGTCGTTGGAGCCGGTAACCCGTTCTGCACGTTCAACGCTCGCATTCCGGCGATCCCGTTTATGATGGGCGCCGAAACCGGTCAGCGTCAGACGTTCACCCTGGATCTCGTTTCCGAGGGTGAACCCGTCTTCACGGTGTCGTGACCAAGCCATCGATCGAGGTGGAGGGCGCGCGCCAGTTGAAGCGTGCTCTCCGCCAGATCGAAGGCGGCTCGAGCGACCTGAAAGAGATTCACGCGAAGGCCGCGAAGATCGTCGAGGACGAGGCAATAGCTCGCGTACCGCGGCGCTCGGGCCACCTTGCCAACACTCTACGTTCGTCCGGCATTGCGTCGGGCGGCGTCGTTCGTGCCGGCTTCGCAAAAGTCCCGTACGCCGGCCCCATTCACTTCGGCTGGGGCAAGCGCAACATCTCGCCTAACCCGTTCCTTTATGACGCTCTCGACCAGCGTCGCATGGAAGTTACCGGCGAGTACGAGTACCACGTCAAAAAGCTAATCAAGAAACATGGCCTTGATTGAGGCCCAACATTGGGGGAAACCATGAAACTGCAGCTCAACATCACGAAGACTGACGGCACCGAAGAACTGGTGCCCGTCCGACCGCGTACACAGGTCGCCTATGAGCGGCACTTTAAGGCGCAGCTGAATAGTGACATTGGCATGGAGCAGCTCTATTGGCTGGCGTGGCATTCGGCCGGCGTTGTCTCCAAGTTCGACAACTGGCTGGACGATGTCGAACTCGTCGCGGCCGTAGTTGACGATGGCGAAGGTGACGACCCTTTGGACGCGAATCAGTCCTCTGGGGAGTTGTTGCCGTCGCCATTGAGTCAGGCGCCGGGATCACCATCGACGAGTTGATGGAGGACGGCGACCTGTTCACGGTCGCCGCCAACTATCTGAACTGGCGATCCGATCAGCAGTCCCGCAAGTAATCCGAGTTATGACGAAAGGCGGGCGAGCGTGGCATCTAAGTCGGTCATCAACGTAAAGATATTGGGCGACAATAAGGGTCTGAAGGCCAGCCTCGACGACTCGTCGAGCAAGATCGGCAACTTCGTCAAGACAGCCGGGAAGTCTGCTGCTGCGGTCGGTATCAGTTTAGGCGTCGCCGCTGTCAAGGGCATCGCCGCGTTCGCTGATTTTGAGAAGTCGATGAACGAGGTGTTCACGCTCCTGCCGGGGATCTCGGCCGAAGCGATGGACGACATGTCTGGGCAGGTGAAGGAATTCTCCAAGAAGTTCGGCGTACTCCCCGAGGAGACAATCCCGGCGCTGTATCAGGCGCTCTCGGCTGGCGTGCCCGAGGGCAACGTCTTCGACTTCATGGAGACGGCGCAGAAGGCGGCGAAGGGCGGCGTCACTGATCTAACGACAGCCGTCGACGGGATCTCGTCGGTCGTGAATGCTTACGGCGACGAGATCATTTCAGCGGCTGAAGCGTCGGACCTGATGTTTACGACGGTGCGTCTCGGCAAGACGACGTTCGAGGAGATCAGCGCAAGCATATCGAACATCACGCCGATCTCGTCGGCTCTCGGTGTCGGCTTCGACGAGGTGTCTGCGGCCCTCGCGGTGCTCACATCGAAGGGTGTCCCGACAGCGGGCGCGACAACCCAGATCAAGGGTGCGCTGGCCGAGCTCGGCAAAGAAGGGACGATTGCCGACAAGGCGTTCCAGGCGATGACCGGTGGCGGTTTCCAAGACTTCATCGACCAGGGCGGCACGATGGGCGACGCCTTCCAGCTCATCGCTGATGGTGCTGAGGCGTCGGACAAGTCGGTGCTCGATATGTTCGGTTCGGTCGAGGCCGGGCAGGCAGTCTTGGCGCTCACCGCTAACGGCGGCGAAGCGTTCACCGATGTCATGGGCGAGATGTCTAAGTCGGCCGGCGCGACCGAGGATGCGTTCGACACAATGGACGGCGGCCTAGCGTCGGCGTTCGACAAGATCAAAGCGACGTTCGCTGTCATCCTGATCGAGATCGGTGAGAAGCTGGCGCCGACCATCCAGAAGGCCGCCGACTGGATCACGGAGAACTCCGAACGGATCTCGGCGGCGTTCGACAGGGCGATGGCGTTCCTCGGCGACGCGATCGACATCGGCGTTGCAGCGATCTCGACGCTGGTTGAGTTCGTCAGGCGCAATTTCCCGACAGTGCGCGAAGCCATCGAGGACGTGTTCGACTGGCTGACCGGTACAGCATGGCCCGCAGTCAAGCCAGTCTTTGAGGCGATAGGCGACGCGGCCGAAGAGGTGGCGACCTTCTTCGTCGATAACTGGCCGAAGGCACTTGAAGCAGCTCGAGGCGTGTTCGACTTCCTCAAGAAGAACAAAGACGAAGTGATCGGGGCGCTGGCAGCGCTCGGCGTGGTGCTGCTCGTTTCTGTCGTTGCTCCACTCCTCGCTGCGGCTGCGGCTGCGATCGTTGCCGCCGCGCCGTTCGTCGCTCTTGTGGCTGTTGTGGCTGCCATTGGCGCCGCCCTCGTTTACGCCTACCAGAACTTCGAGCCGTTCCGAAACGCCGTCGACGCGGTCGTTCAGTATCTGATGAACGACGCCTGGCCGATGATCCAGATGGTCGCCGCCGAAATCGTCAAGGCATTCGACGCGGTCGTCGCGTGGTTCAAAATGATCTGGCCCGACATCCTGACGGTCGTCTCGTTCGTTGTCGACGCCGTCAAGAAGTACATCGAGATTTGGGTTGCGACCGTCACCAAAATTTGGGAGACGTTCGGCGACACGATCCTCCAGTACGTCGCCGACGTTTGGGATTTCATCCAGTCCTACATCGACGGCGTGATCAAAGCTGTCCGAGGCGTCATCCAGACGGTGACGGCTCTCATTAAGGGCGATTGGTCGGGCGTCTGGGAAGGCATCAAGACGATCCTTTCGGGCGTCTGGGATGGCATCAAGGCGGTCGTTCAGCTTGCAATCGACATCGTGAAAGGCGCGATCAATATCGGGCTCGACGCGATTAAGGTTGCATGGTTCGCCGTATGGGGCGCCGTTTCCGGTTTCGCTGACGACATTTGGGAAGACATCAAGGGCTTCGCCTCGAGCGGCATCGATGCCGTTGTCGGCTTCGTTACCTCGCTACCTGGCCGCATCGCCTCAGGCGTTGCCGGTGCGTTCGATTCGATCTACGACGGATTCAAAGGCGTCATCAACCGTGTGATCGATGCATGGAACGGGCTCAGCCTCCCCGGCTTCACGATCGGCGGTTGGGACCCTCCCGGCCCTGGCCCCTCGTTCCCGTCGCTGACCATCCCGTCAGTCGGCACGCCGAACATCCCGCGGCTCCATAGCGGCGGCGTTGTGCCGGGGCTGCCCGGTACGGATCAGGTGACGATGTTGCAGGCCGGCGAGCGTGTCTCGTCGATAGGCGATTCGCGGGCCACTGAGCCCGACTGGAAAGCCGTGGCCCGTGAGATGGCCCGAGAGTACGCCCGGACGTTGCAACAAGAAAGGCGGGCGGCGTGACAATTTTGACGCTGACCAAGACCGCGATGGCGCCGATATCGGATCTGTCCGACGTGTTGCTGTTGCCGCAGTCGTCGGAGATGGTGACGCACGCCGCGCCGTCGTTGGTGCGGGTCTATGCCGGCGGTGTCCGCCGGATCGTTTCGACGCCGGGCGAAGCCG